GTACTAGCCAATAACTCCGCATATAATGTTTCAAAGTCTGCTTCGGTCATGTCGGCAAGTTTTGCACGTTTAGCCTTATTGTTTACAAGTTCCTCTTTTACTAGACGTACATAACCATACGTTTCAGCCCACAAAATAATGCCTTGTTTACGCGCACCGGTGCCAACAGCTTTTAGCAGGTCGTTATAGAAGTTTGTATTGCCTTTAATGTCCTGATATACGCAGTTGATTAAAGCCGTTTGAATGTCATCGCGTAAAGTCTTACTGCGACCATTGATTGATTTAATAGCGTTGATTAGTTCTTTTGATGATTTGAAAGCCATGATATTTCCCCTAAGTAAATGATTATGAAACTGCGTACTCTGAGCTAAAGACAAACCACACGAATGGATGTTAAAGCGATGATTTTCAAGTACGCAGTCAGATAACGCCCAAATCAATCCAGTATGCGATACGTAGCCACACTAAACCTATTGGGCATTACTCGGTGCAGATTAAGCACATCTGCAATATGTTCCTTTAAAGGCAGGAAACCTTCTTTATTTATGAACCATACGACTTTCCACATCGCGCCTCGCCCTTGTGAATTAGTCGCGCCTACGCCATATAGGAAGCTCACAAGAGTACATCTGTTACGGGCGCGGTGTTCTGCGCGCTATTTGGGCATTGTCGTTATCTTCAAGGCACACTTTACCTGTCAGATACCCCACGTCTTCGCACGCAAGGCAATGTCGTCCCAAAAACAGACGGGGCATGAACAGCGTTCACAAGGCACACCCTCAACCTAGACAACCAACTCACGGCTCGCACCGCTTACATATAGAGAGCTGTCAAGCGAGGGGGGTACGGGACATTCAGTAGACGAGGGGGGCGCCGTCCTTATAGATCGCATACATAACATCCCCAAAATTTCAACGCTTACACTTTGTTTACACCCCATCCACTAAAAATTCCCAAAATTTTTCCGGAGTAAAAATAACCTCGCCCTACAAGATGTTTACAAGTAAACAAAAATGAAATACACTGCTGCCATGACCGATGAATTTAACTTACCAGCTCCGCTGGACTACCCGCTCGATATGTTGCGGGACATGCACTTACAACCAAACCCTGCCGCCGTTGCTGCTGCATACGGGTACGACTACGACAAACTGCAATCCCAGCCACTCTTTGTAACTAAGATGGCCCAAGTAGAACGCGCTCTACTCACTGAAGGTGCAATGACTCCGATAATCGCGGGGATAGGGTTACACGCTGCTGTAGAAAAGCTCGCATACCGCGTCCATGATGACAGAATGACCACAAGTGATTTGGTGAAAGCCATCGAGACGCTGAAGAAAGTTAAAGACGGTAATAAAGCAAACGAACAACAAGCCACTGCTGGCGTATCCCTAGTAATCAACATCCCTGCATTTGGCGATCATGCGAAGCAAACAATAGAGGTTACTGCCGTGACGAAAGAACCCATAACCATAGAATCAGACCTAGAAGACGACGATGACCCTGATACAAATCCGAACGCGTTGCAGACATTTACTATAGATGATTTTGATTTGAGTACATTGGAACCCTACAGACCAGAATGAAAGAATATAACCCGTCAGTCTCAGTCACCCCATACCTTACATCCGATAAATTCGTAAATCTTATTGTAGGGCCAGTAGGTAGTACCAAAACAACTGCATCTATTATTAAGATCATTTATGAAGCGAAACGCATTGCGCCATGCCCAGACGGTATTAGGCGGTCTCGAGTTGCAGTAATTCGTAATACACGTCAGATGCTTACCGATACGACGATACCAGACTTTGTGAAGTGGTTTGGGGAGTACGGCATACTCCAAGTGAGTGCCATGAAGTTCATGCTTAAGATAGATGATGTCGAGTGTGAAGTATTATTCCGTGGACTGGATGATTCTAATGACGTACGACGTCTCCTCTCGCTGCAGCTAACATTTGGTGTAATGGATGAGTTTAGAGAAATCAGTCCGGATATTTTCGATGCGCTGTCGGGTCGTATAGGGCGATACCCAGATAAGTCGATGAACAAAGTAGGGCCGTGTACCCTGATGCCCGATGGCACATACAAGCAAATACATAAAGTATGGGGCGCGACTAACCCACCAGACTACGATACACACTGGGAAAAATATCTTACAGAGCCACCAGAGAACGCGGCGGTATTTATACAACCGTCAGGCATGTCACCCGAAGCAGACTGGACAGAGTTTTTACCTGATGGGTACTACGAGAACTTAGCGAAGGGTAAGTCAGAAGATTGGGTAGACGTTTATGTGCATGGTAAGTTTGGCGCGTCACTGTCAGGGAAACCCGTGTTCAGATCGTTCGATAGAGAATTACACGTTGCAGCAAACACACTCACGCCAAACAAAGGGTCGGTTAATCCTGTGGTTATCGGATGGGACTGTACAGGTTTGAGTCCAGCGGCTGTTATTGGGCAACTAGGGTACGAGGGCAAACTATATATTTATGATGCGTTCCACGGCTCGGATATAGGAACACTTAGATTCTTAAGGGAAGTATTAGCACCAGTTATAAATAACAAATACGCGGGGTGCAGAGTATCTATAGTTATTGACCCGGCTGGCATGAGTCGAGGTAACGACGAACGAAATGTCGCAGATATACTAAGAGCTGAAGGCTTTGTAGTTACACCAGCACGTACCAACGGCATAAGTGCGCGAATAGCAGCGGTAGATCAGTTCTTGACGCGAATGGTAGATGGCAAACCGGCGTTAAGTATAGACCCCGCATGTAAGGACTTGATAACAGCATTTTCAGGAAAGTACAGGTTTAAGATAAATACTAAGGGCGATGTAGCGGATACACCCGACAAGACTAAACCTTGGTCTGACTTAGCTGATGCTGCCCAGTATTTATGCCTTCATGTAGATGGTGGAAACCTATTTGGACACGTTAGAAAAAATGACAAACTTGTAATAAATAAACCTCCAATGCGATGGGCAATATAGTTGTTTACAAGTAAACGAATTTAGAGTACAATCGTAACCTATTAATAGGAGGTTGTATGAGACTTTGTTCAGTAGAAGGGTGTTCTAAAAAACATAAAGGTAACGGTTTGTGTGCTATGCACATGGCTAGGGAGCGACGCGTTAGAGTTGGCGGGTATAACAGAACTACAACAGGAATGACGCTTCAGGAGCGCATAGACCACTTCAGCGTTAAACGCGACAACGGCTGTATCGACTGGATTGGCTACGCCGACAAAGAACGGTATGGGCGTATGAGGGTTAGTAGTAAGCTGTTAAGGGTAATAAGGGTTGTATACACTATGCACAATGGCGAAATACCAGAGGGCTTAGTAGTACGACACGTCTGTGATAACCCAGCCTGCATAAATATAGAACACCTAGAGATAGGAACGAATAAAGATAATATAGATGACAGGACTAAAAGGGGCAGGGGTGTAAGAGGAGAGAAATCTCACGAAGCCCTACTTACTGAAGCCGCAGTTTTAGGCATCAGATCGTCTACAGAATCTAGAAAAATATTAGCGGCAAGATATGGCGTACACACAGATACAATAGGAGATGTAATACGTCGTAAATCATGGAAGCACGTTACTTAGTTGTTGACAGGTATACAGGTCTGTATATAATAGCGTTGCTATCTCCAAGATTGGCATTTTCCCTGAGACCCTTAAAAAAGGTCTTGGGGTTCTTTTTAACTTGTTTACAGATAAACAAGATTGTGGTATAAACGTGTATCTTCATCTGAGAAGTACTATGGCCTTTCCAGAAACTCAACCGCAGTCATTTAATAACGGCATTCTGCCTGTGCAGAACAATGCCCAGATTGACGCGCATAAAGCCCAAGCAGATTCACGCGAAGCGGCATCTAAAGCAAATAATGAGCCAGTTGTTACTGGATTAGCGGCGCACGTCCGTAAATGTTGGTCAAGTGCATACTTAGCGAAGCAAGATGTAGAGCAGAAAATGCTCAAAGCAGTACGTCAACGTCGTGGAGAATACGATCCTGAAGTCCTAATGGAGATTCAGAAGACCGGCGGTAGTGAAATTTACATGATGGTAACGAGTAATAAGTGTCGTGGTGCTACAAGTTGGCTCCGTGATTCGTTATTAGGCTCTGCAGATGAGAAACCGTGGACAGTTTCACCGACAAAATTACCAGAATTAACGCCAAAAGACATTGAAGAAGCCACAGCAATTGCAGCACAGGAGGCTTTTGCAGTAGAACAAGCACTAGGCGGCTCACAAGTTACCACTCCGCAGACAATGCAGGAGACAGTTGAGCGCACAAAGGACAAAATGCTTGCAGAATCCATCAAAGAGGCCACTAAAAAGGTCAAAAAGATGGAAGACAAGATGGAAGACCAGCTCCAAGAGGGTGGTTTTGTTAATGAACTGTCTAAATTCCTAGAAGACATCACAACATTCCCTGCAGCCGTCATGAAAGGCCCAGTAATTCGCAATAAACCTACGTTACAGTGGATTCAGGGTGCAGATGGTAACTACACAGCAGATGTAAAGAACAAATTAGTCAAAGAATGGGAGCGAGTAGACCCATTTAACATTTATCCAGCACCACACAGCACAGATGTACACGACGGATACATCATAGAACGCCACAGAATGACCCGTGGACAGCTTGTAGAGCTTATTGGGGTAGAAGGGTATTCAGAAGATGCTATTCGCGCTGTATTAGATGATTATGGTCGCGGTGGATTACATGAATGGCTACGTGTTGACACACAAAAAGCTCAAGCAGAGGGTAAATCTACCCTAGCAATCTTACAAAACACGGACGCATTGATTGATGCGCTCCAATATCACGGTTCCGTACAAGGTCAAATGCTCGTAGATTGGGGTATGCCTAAAGAACAGGTGCCTGATTTGATGAAAGAGTACGCTTGTGAGGTGTGGTTAATCGGTACTTGGGTGATTAAATCTACCCTAAATTATGACCCGTTTGGCAGAAAACCTTACTATAAAGCGTCTTATGAGGAAATTCCGGGCACATTCTGGGGTAATTCTGTAGCTGATTTAGTACGTGATTGTCAGAATGTTTGTAACTCAGCAGCGCGTTCTTTAGTAAATAACATGGGTATTGCCTCAGGGCCACAGGTTTACGTTAATGTAGACCGCTTACCACCGGGCGAAGAAATTACTCAGATGTACCCGTGGAAGATTTGGCCTACGATTAATGATCCGTATGGTAGCAACAGCCCTCCAGTAGAATTTTTTCAGCCTAACAGCCTAGCAGCAGAACTTATGGGTATCTACGAACGCTTTTCTGTATTAGCAGATGAGTATTCAGGTGTACCTCGTTATATGACAGGCGACGCGACAGCGGGCGGTGCAGGACGTACAGCATCAGGTCTGTCTATGTTGATGGGTAATGCGGGTAAAGCAATTAAAGGTGTTATTGCGAACATTGATGAAAATGTAATTGCTCCTATTATCGAACGCCTCTACATCCATAACATGCGATATGAAACTGACCCTGAATTGAAGGGCGATATTAATGTGGTTGCTAGAGGCGCCAGTGGTTTACTACAAAAAGACCAAGCACAAGTTCGTCGCAATGAGTTCTTAGGCATCGTAGGTCAGAATCAGATCTTCTCTCAAATCGTGGGCGAAGAAGGTATTGCAGCGTTATTACGTGAGACCGCAAGTACATTGGGTATGGACGTAGACAAGATTGTACCTTCAGAAGAAGCAGTACGCGTAGCTAAAGCACAGGCACAACAACAGCAGATGTTAGCGCAAGCGGCAGCAGTTCAGCAAAGCATGTTACCGACGGAATCTATTAACTTCCAGCGCGATGCAGATGGTGCAGTAACAGGTGCTCAAGTAATGCCTAATACAGCTAACCAAAACTTACAGAATGGCGCGCCTAGCGTCAATAACTTTACACCACAGAAAGGCGTATAGCATGGCTAAAAATCCATTCGTACCGTTTAAGAAAGAACCTAAAGGCAAAAAGATGCCTGCGAAACCAACTAAGAAGTGCTAAATGGCAAAGACTTCTGGACTATCTACTACTGCAAAACTTGCCTTCCTACGAGGTGAGTTCTCTGCGTCTGATGTTTATAAGGTCGCTCTGTATGATGCTTCGGCGCATATAACGCCAATGAATGAGGGGTATACACCATCTGGAGAAGTTGTCGGTCAAGGGTATCAAAAAGGTGGGCTTACATTAGAAGGCTATCAGTGCGATTTAGATGGTATGTCAGCATGCTTGACATGGAGCAAGAGTCCGCAGTGGAAGAACGCAACAATTAACGCCAGAGGCGCAATGATTTATAA